TCGAATCCTCGAATGCCATCGACTGTGCTTTGTTCTGCCACGCTGGGATAACCTCGAAAGTTGAGTCATCTGAGTATTGTCCATAGTTGGACAAGTTACCCACAGTGTTCAGACCACCATAGTAACCATAAAATCTCCACATTGCGTGAGGTGTCTTGTAGAAAACCTTTTTAATCAGCAGTTTCTTGCTGCCAACCAATCCTGCAAAGTCTACCGCATCGCCATTTGCGCCCACACCGCTTTCGGCAGCTTCTTGAATGAGCGTATCGAGATCGTAATCTTGCTGATTTGTCTGCGTCTTAATAGATGCGGAATATTCCGTAACGTTACCGCCAACACCAGCATCCTGTGCCATACCTTCAGCAACTCGACGTGCATATGCAAACTCGAATCGAGGATATTTGAGAGATAGACCACCAGAACCACTTAGGCTGGATGAAAGCTCGCCTGACTTGAGTTCTCCGTCGTGATCAAACGTACCGGTCATAGAGCCAAGGTAGTCAGAAAGTGAATTCTTGGCTTGATGGGCGTTAATAATATATGAGTATTCTAAAACTGCCTCTTCATATGACGCATACACGTTTGCATTGGTAAGCTCAATGTCTAATACATCTCCACCAAGCTTTTTGTAGGTGTATGCTACCTGATCTGCTGCTCCAGAAACAAAATCTGTGTTGGAGGAATAGATACCGTACGGCAAAGCGGACGTAACATCATCGGTTGATCCTGTTGATGATAATATTACTTTGCTTAGGTTGCTCTTTGGCGTTAACTCTGGGTGACTCATTCATTATATCCTCCGTCTTTCGTAATTAGTTTCTCGAAAAGGAAAACCCCGACCCACAAGGGGCCGGGGAAAGATAAAATCTTATTAACTTCTTAAAGACTAATCTTACGAAGTGGTGAAAGCGCCATCAGCAGCAGAACTACCGTGGATATACCAGCTAGTGCCATCACTGTAGAACTCAACCCAGTCGCCCTTGTGAGCGCTGACGCCGATGATCAAGTTTGATGCACCAGTCGCGCCGTTTGAACCGGGACCGTCATCGTCGGTGTCAACCTCAGTCTCGTTGATTTTACCAAAGATGATCGCGGAACCAGCGCCAATCGTAATTGCACCAGTAGGCGTGTGCTCGGTAACCACCATACGATAGTGAAGTCCAGCAGCAACGGACGGAAGAGTGAGATCAAACGCGCCAGCCGAAGATTCAAGCCAGATGAGTCTGCCTGATTCGGATGGATCGAGAGTCTTATCAGACCCTACGCTCACAACTGCCTTTTGAGAAGACATATCCTTAAGAAGCTTAACTTCGCCAATGTCAAAATTTTGAAGCAGGTCGCGAAGCCTTGCAATGTTTTGTGAAAAAGCCATTCATTAATACCTCCATAGTTTTATTGAATATAGCAACCCCCTAACCCTTGCACGGCAAGCCATACATGAGCCGAAATAAATCGGTGGAGGTTACTACTAAGTAGTTGGTCAAATACAAAAACTCCCAACTGATCAATGCCAGTTGGGAGCTTTATTACTTTGGAGGTTTAGTTGCTCTAAGAGCTAGATCCACCCTCTCCTAAGAGACTGCGGACGATGACTAGACCGTACATATCAGGACGCACCATCTTCTTGGCGTAGCGAGTCATGACACCCTTGCGTGGCACGAAGTCCTCGACACCAAAGATGGTGGGCGTGACTTGCAGTGGCACATAAGGAGCGTATACATAACCGCTCTCTAAGAAGGAACCACCCTTACGACCAACGAGGACGACGTTTCTTGGGAAGTAAGGATCGACATAAACGTCCCACTTCTTGGAAATGCTTCCAACGTTAACCGCTCCGACTTGACCCTTAGAGTCGTCGGCGGTGATCTTAGCGCGGAACCCACTGGTGAACTCAAGAATGTTGGCAACTTCTGGTCCTACGACGAGGAAGTTAGCGCCACCACGCAGAGTCTTACGGTGGATCTGAGCCGACACATCATTGATAGTCTCTACAAGAGTCTCGTACCACTCACTGACAGTACCAGTGAAGTCGGGAGCCTTAGTAGCAGCACCAATTTCAACGCCGGTTGTACGCTTCACGAACAGACCGGGGGAGCGCGACCAGTAATAAGTACCGGCAGTTGCACCCTTGATGAGATCTTCTACAATCTCACGGTCAATCTCAAGAGCGATTTGCTCAGAGAGAATAGAGGTAAGCTCGACCTCGGCGTCAAGGTTGTGATAGGCATTAAGATCCTGTCCCAACTCTGGCGTCCACTTGGCCTTCAGCTTCTTGGTCACAGCGGTAACACTGATCGAATCGACCTTGATGTCGATCTCGGCAATGCCCTCGTTTGCTTCCAATCCCCAATCATCAGTACCAACAACAGCGCCGAGTGCTTGGTTAGAACCAGCGGCTGCAGTACCGGTGAAGTCATCTACAAGAGGATGAGTAATAGTGCTGACACTATCGCCTGTACCGGGAACCAGAGAGGTGAACGACGCGGTAGCGTGGTACACAACTTCCAGAATAGAACCGGATGCCTTTGTAAGACGACGAACCTGAGTAGAACCAGAAGGCGTGTTGACTCCAGCAACGTTGTTGGAGATCGCGACCTTAAGGGCTACGGGGTTCTGGTTACTTCCATCAAGACCCATTTCCTGACGTTGTGTGTCAGAAAGAGTAAGGTGAAGAACCTGCGCGTACGAGCCAGATGCAAGATCGGGATCGAAACGAAGATACTTATCAGTGAGGGCAGAGTTGCCGACCATGAATACACCTTCACCAGAGTCAGCTACATCAGTAACTGCAATGGACTGTGAACCAGTTGGGGAGCTTGAACCTTGGTTCAAGGCATAGAATGATTTTTCGCCGTGACGCGAAGTATCATCATCATCGATGGAAACACCACCGGTGATTTCTTGACCGACAACGTTGCCGCCGTAAAGCGACTCTTCTGCGGAAGCGTTAAGCTTGGCAGACGTGTGTTGGAAGTCAAGGAAGAAGATGAGTCCACTTGGGAGGCTCATCGGTTGAACGGACACGAGGTCGTTCGCAATGAGGGAACCGAATACACGACGCACGATGGGGAATGCAACAGCGGCAAATCCTTCAACGTCACCACCAGCCATGGTGGATGCCTCACGAAGCAGTTCCTTAGCTTGGTTCTCAAGTAGACGAGCCATAGTATCCTTGGTTCGTGTAGTCTCAAGACCTTCTAAAAGACCTGTGCGTTCCCACTTATCCAGCAGGGCAGCGCCTTCCTTCGACACATCGCGAGCGACAATTCCTTCAGTCAATTTATTGATAATAGACATTTTTAAATTGTTCTCCTTGTTTTGTCTTATTTAATACCAGCCAGTTTCTGCATACGGTTTACCGCATGTTCAGATCCGACTGTTCTTTGAGTTTTGCGTCTTGGTAAAGTGGTAGACTTTCTACTAATTGCTTCGCTCAGTGATTCTGGACCGCGCTTTGTCGGAGCGGATCCCACTGTGCTCTGAAGTGTTTCATAAATAACCTTCACTTCCTCGACAGTACGTGACTTAGACAGTGCTTCGACAATTTTATTCTTTTGCCGCTCATTCAAGGAGACACTATTCAATACACGATTTGTATAGACGAGCTTTGCGTTGGATAGATTGACTTCCTCAAGGTTGTCTTTCATCTTCAATGCAATACTCTTCAATTCATTATATTCTTCAGCAAGCTTTTCTTTGTCTGCGCTCAATGCATCAACTTGCTCTTCTAATTCTTTCTTTGCTTTGCGCAAATCATCATTCTCTTCTGAGATTTCTGAGTCTTGTTCGCGGGCAAGTGCTTGCTCTTCCGCTTCTGCGACCTCTCTGCGCGTGGCATCACCGGGATGCCCATTGGGAACGGGTGCAACATCTACAGTTACATTAACGTCTTCGGTTAACTCTTGTAGGATAGCAGCCAACTGTTCCTCAGTTAAATCTAATTCCTCTTCGTCCTCACCCTCTTCAAGCGCCATCATAGCGTCCTCGCGGGGTTCAGCAGCACCACCACCAATGCCTCCTGCCTCTTCTTCGGCAGCAACAGCAGCGGCTAGCTGGTCTAAGTCCAACTCAATCTTCTCTTCCTCGTCGGGACAAGGGCAAAGCTTCTCACCTTCAGCGTAGGAAGGTGGAGCGTCCAAATCAGTTACGGCGGCGGGGTCTTCCTCGCCTCCCATGGGGTCCATGGGGTTCTCAACACCGGGCTCTTCTGGTTCAAGACCAAGCTCTTCATCTTCTGGAGCCTCGTTCAAAAGACGGTCTACAGCATCCTTGATTTCTGGCGCGTATTTCTCAAGAATTTGAGTTTCCGCGTTCTTCAGCGCAGCCTCTTTCAAAGCCGCTGCATCAACGATTGCCTGTTCAAGCATACTAGACATTAATAATCCTCTTAATTAGAATAGGAAATAGATACGGTTTTCCATTAATAAGTAGTTCCATCATCAGCAAAGTGCCAATTTTCTATTT